GGTGGCCCTCCACCAGTAGATCGGCGGGTGTTTCCACTGGAATCATCTCGCCTTTCACCATTTTAAAGTGCTGCGGCATCTTTATTCCTTCTTCCCGAGGATCGAATTCAACCACCTTGTCAATTCGTCTCATCAACTGAATGATGTCCTCGCGGGTCTGGTACACTTTGTGCGGCGGATAGCACGAAGTGATCCAAATTTTCTTTGCCACCAACTGCCGGTGGCCGCCCTTGACTTCAAGGGTGTACTTCCCCTTATCGAGTATGCGAATCAACTCGTGGAACGTGCAGAAGTCTGCACGGAAGTCATCGATGACTACGTTTTCGTGTCCATCGTAGTCGTACCACCACTTGAGGTTACGACCAGAAACCCATGGATCCGGCCCAGCTTGCTTCAAGGCCGTATGGGTTTTCCCGGACCCAGGGGGTCCCCAATACCAGAAAACTTCAGGTTTCCAGGTCCTTGGCGGTTCATGATACTTCAACAGAAGTTCACCTCCTCTCATGGCTTGGAAGTTAGACACGATTTCCGTGATCACTCTCATGCCATTTCCGCTCTTGACCATGTCCCGAACGCTATGTAAGTCGTTCCTCTCTCCTGGGTTAGGGCGCTTGCCGAACTCAACCAACAAGTCTTCGTCTTTCCAGCAGTACTCTGCGGCCTTGAAATTCTCTCTGGATTTCTGCGGCTCAATGTGAGTTGCTTCAGGAAACAGCTTGCAGGTGGCACTGAAAGTTTTTCCATTCTTCCAGATTACGTACCCTTGGTGGTGTAATCGTCCGGTATCCGGACAGATCTCCTTTCCAGCGATCAGGTACATTACCTGATCCTCCAGATGATCGTAGAGTGTTCGATCATTCCAGTCGAAATTCTGGACCACCTTTCCAGATTTCTTTGTGTATGTTGCCCACGCAGTGAAGCAGTAAGCACGGTGACGTTGCTTGTCGAAAGCCATAATGTGGATTGCACACAGAGATACAAATGCAGGGAGTCTTGGCTCCCGCAAAAATAATTGGCGCACCAACAGGTGCACCATGGCGCGCCACGGCGCCCCTAGACCGGCCTTTGCCGGCCCTCTTTTCGAATTGGCCGCTGCACCGCGGCCAAAGGTGGTGGATCCATCACCTCCTCATAGGTTCCATCATCCTCTGCATCGTCTTCCCCAGGCGGAGCGGGGAAGTATTTCATTTGAACCCGACCAGGGTTCTTGAGTTGTAGTTCCGGCTCCTCTTCTTTTCTTTCTCCCATTTTTCGGTTGTAACCGAAATGTCCAGCCAACGCAGACGCAGCTGCGGCAGGCGCCACCAGGTTGTTCAGCTGGCAGATCAGGAGATTTCCGGCCTCGGAGAAGTCGGCAGACGAGCCGTTCCCCATCGCCCAGCCAGTGTTGGCCACGTACTCGATCGAAGCGAGTTTGTTCGGATCCGGGATGCTCACGATGTTGTCCATCGAGAACTGTGTCGTGTTCTGGGCAGCCACGTTGATTCCGACGTTCGAAGTCCCGCCCGGGTTCACCGGCGTGACGTTGTAGAGAGTGGTTCGAATGTCCACGTTCGTGTAAACCACAGTGCCAATCGACTGAAGGTTCGCCCCGAAGGCGACACCGTTGCCGAAATAGGTGTTCTGTACCAGGTACAAACCCTCAGATCCCAGCGGGAAGGTAAACTTGCAGGACAAGTTACCTGCGGACACCTCCTTGTATTCGAAGTCCATGCCAATGGAGTCGAATTTTGCGACGGCAGTCGCTCCCAACGGGCAGGCATCTCCGATGTACTGGCCCCAATCCGCGGTCGAAGTGTACTTGTAGAACGCCGACCGGAGCCCCAAACCAAGCCCGGATGAGATCCGAGGCTTGATGCAGAGCAAATCATAGGTCACCCAGAGTTCACCGATGGTGGCCCCATCAGATTGCATTCCCTGTGTAACCAAGTTCAACGTGCCAATGTTGAAGAGCCGCGCATCGCCGTCGGCCTGTGAGCCAATCCGCATGTAGAGTGGCTGGTTAGGCGTCTGGTTGGGATCACACTCAACCGGATGCAACATCGAATCCGAAGGCTTGACGGAGGAGGCGAATTGATAGTTCAGCAGTTCCTGCTTGTTCACGAAAGGCGTGTTCAACGCATTGTACTGTGTCGCCAGCGACACGGACCCCAGGCCCGTATTCGCGGATGTGAGCGCATTCGCAGAAAGGGACTTAAATTCGAAGACGAGACCGAGCCACTTGTGTTGCTCGTAGTTCTGCGCAGCAGCCGCCAACCATGGGAACAGCTGGCTGTTCGTTGGCTGAATGTCATACGTGATGTTTGTGAAGTCCTCCGTGGAAAACACATCCGTAACGTACTCGCGATGACGAATTCGCGTAGTACCAGCATCATTGTGCATCAGGGGCACCTGATCGATTCCATCCATCGTGTACGAACTAGGGTTCGTGATGGTGTTTGTGCGAACGGTGTAAGCACCCTTGCCGAGGATTCTGCTGAAGAGTCCTCCGGCCCCCCGCCCAAGGACTTTACCAATCTTGGCGCCCACCGGGCCTCCAAGCTTGGCACCAATGGCGCTACCAGCGGTGCCGCCATATCGTCGCATAGAGCCTTGCCCGCGTGCCGGCATGGCTGCGACGGCCTCCCTTGCCGCCTGCCTGGCAATCCGCGTTGCAGCGGTTGCAGCAGTCGCCGTAAAGCGTCGGCCAGCGCCGCGCTTCGGAACATATTTGCGAGTAGGCATGGTCGAATGTTCGCCAGTGGATACACTACGAGCACAACATAATTTTATTAAATTAATAACACATGATAGAGTTCCGGCTACGTCCGGTGCGTATGCAGAAAACATAACTACTATCGTGTGTAAAAAAACATATTGATCGTTGTATGTAAAAAACACAACGATCCTCTCGCGTGCGGAAGACACGCGTGTAAAAAACACAGCGATCAGCGCGCCGCCAAAAAAGGCTGGCCCCTCTCGGGCCTCGCGCGTTAATACACCGTGAGGTGTAACATATCGCTGTGCAACCATGTGTTTGCCCCCTTGGGGGTCTACCCCGTAGATCCCCCCCAAGGAGCAAACACATGTAGCATGTCAGATATGTGTTTATCACATATCATTACTGGGGGATTCCTTCCAGATCCCCCAACATGGCATAGATGTCATCTAGGTCATCCGCCGATAGGCCAGCCGATAGGCCAGCGGGCTGGTTAGCCCGGTCAACAGATAAGGTCGGGGCTAGTATTACCCCCGACCTCTGTGCAGTCGTCTGCGCGGAATTAATTCCGCCAGAGGTCTCTTCACCCCTGTGAAGGAGCGAACGAATCTTGTTTCGGAGCTCACCAACGCGTTCAGCGTTTTGCGCGTCGACCTCCGGCGATGCGTCAACTCCCTCATCCTTGGCGTCAGCCATCTCGCTATAGACAGCGTCGTGGCATAGCGAGGGATACAGGCAGTCAATGTCTGCCACTCCATCGTACCGGTGGCCCTCCACCAGTAGATCGGCGGGTGTTTCCACTGGAATCATCTCGCCTTTCACCATTTTAAAGTGCTGCGGCATCTTTATTCCTTCTTCCCGAGGATCGAATTCAACCACCTTGTC